GAAAACAAGAATCAGTTATATAAGTTTGAACTTATGTCAACATCTGGGACAAGACAGCATGATACAAATTCTATAATTACACGTTACAGTAAAACAATGGCAATGACAGTAGCAGCAGACTTTATATTTTTAGGTTTAGACAAGGTTGGAAGTTTTGCTTTGAGTTCTGATAAGACTTCTACATTTTCTATGGCGATGGGGGCATGGCTAAAAGCAATAGCTGCTGTATTGAATAGAAAGCTTGTCCCTAAACTAATGACGTTAAACGGTGTGCCTAAAGAATTATATCCCCAATTTGTCCCTGGGGATATTGAGAAAGAAGACATAGCTACATTTGTAGATGCAATTTACAAACTTGTTGGAGTTGGAGCATTGCAACCTGATGATGATATAGATGCAAAAGCAAGAGAGTTGCTTAATCTTCCAATTAAGATTTCTAACGGTACAATGTAATGGGAAAGAAGCAGGATGAACAATTAGCAGCTATGCAGCAAGCGGCTGATAGTAAAGTTCCAAAAATAAAAGCTGCTTTCATAGCTGCTGTAGTAGAAATAAGAGAGACTTTAGCAGAAGCAAAGAAGATAGAAGCGGCTTTAGCAGTGGGGGCTTTTGACGATGCTGTTTTAGCGACACGTATAGCAGAAATGGATTCGTTACTTTTTGGAATAGGTTTGGGAAACAACGCTTTTGTATTTTCAAATCAACTTACAGAAACATTTAACCTTGGAGCAACAACGGGCATTAAACAATTACCTGAAGTAATGCAACAAGCAATCGGTTTTGATACTTTAAACAATAGAGCTATAAATGCAATCAAACAAAATACTGGAAAAGTAATACAAGAATTAACAGGTAGTAGTAAACAAGCAGTAAGTAATTTAATACAACGTCTGTTGTCAGAGAATATACCTCCTGCAAAGATGGGACGTGAAATAAGACAGTTAATAGGTCTAACTGATAGTCAGATGAAGGCTGTAACGAATTTTCGTCTTCAGCTTGAAACCAGAAGCATTCTAGGGTTAACCCCTCCTGAAGATAGGCGGTTGAATGCAATAGAAGCAGCACAAGTAAGACGACATATGAATCAAGGAACAATGCAACAAGATAAAATAGATGAAATGGTGGAAAAGTATTATCAAAGATTATTGAACAAACGAGCATTAGATATAGCTAGAACAGAATCTATGCATTCGATTAATCAAGGTCAACAAGAAGCATGGATGCAAGGATTAGATCAAGGTGTTTTAGATATAAATAAAGATAGAAAATTTTGGTTAACTGCTGGAGATGAAAAAGTAAGAACAACACACAGAGCTATACCAGCTATGAATCCTGGGGGAGTACCTATAACAAGTCCTTTTGCCACACCATTTGGATTTGTAATGTCTCCTGGGGATTATAATGTTGGACTTATCAACTGTAGATGTTCCGCAATTTTGATTTCAACGTAAGGAGAATATATGACAGATAAACAGGCAATAATTTTTAAAGGAGAATTTACTGGAGAAGTAGATAAGGTAAATAAGATTGCTTACGGTTGGGCGTATGTAGCAAAAAAGGGTGATACTCAAATTGTAGATCATTCAGGAGATATTTGGGATATTAAAGAAATTGAAAAAACAGCACATGATTTTATAGCATGTCGCACTGGTGGAGAAAGTCATGTGTATAAAGGTGGTGCTGTACTTGTAGAATCCCTTGTATTTTCTGAAGAAGTACAAAAAGCATTAGGTATTGATCTTGGGAAAATTGGTTGGTTTGTTGGATTTGAAATATTAGACGATGATTTGCTAGAAAAAGTACAGAAAGGAGAACTCTCCATGTTTTCCATAGGCGGGACTGGAGAAAAGGAGGAAATAAATGGCTAGAACTACAGGAGCAAAACATAAACTTAGTAATGTGAAATTGGATGAAATTTCATTCGTGGGTAAAGGTGATAATCCTGAAGCACATATTATCCTTCTAAAGAATCACCCAAGCATAATATTGAGCCTTGGGAAGAACTATAAGGGTAAAGACAAAGCTGATGTGCTAAAAAAACATTTTGAAGAATCCAAGAACATACAGAAAGGCGATGGGGATGCCAAACTGTTTCAAGATATAGTTGATGATAAAGTAATCAGAGATAAGCTTTGGAATTTAGTTTGGATTTTAGAAGATTCAATTTCATCTATTTCGTATGATGATGAATGTACAAACAAACAGGAAATGATTGAACAGAGTGTTTCACAATTCAAAGACGCAGTATCACAACTAACAGGAGGTAACACCGTGACGAAAGAAGAATTGGAAAAAGCATTGGAAGTAGAAAAAGCAAAGTCTGCTGATCTTGAAAAGCAACTTGCTGATGTAAAGAAAGAAAAAGAAGATTTGGAAAAAGCTAAACCTGCACCTGGAGAAGTATGTAAAGCGTGTGGACAGAAAATGCCGGAAGTAAAGAAAGAAGAAATTGATAAATCGGCACTTCCTGAAGCAGTAGTAAAACAGCTTGAAGAAATTGAAAAAGAAGCAAAACTCAACAAAGAAAAGATTGAAAAGTTGGAAGATGAAGCAATTACCAAAGAATGTATTGAAAAAGGTAAAACTGTTTCTGCGATTGGTAAAGCTGAAGTTGTTGGGGATATTTTTAAACAGGCAAGCAAAGTAAGTAAAGAATTTGCTGAAAGTATCTATAACATTTTCAAAACTGCGGATGCCCGTATCAAAGAAAGTGGATTGTTTAAAGAAGTTGGTGGTAGTGATGGCGGAGAAGAATTGACAGCTATTGATAGACTGAATAAAGCTGCGGAAGAACATCGTAAAGCTAACCCTACGTTGACAAAAGAACAGGCTTGGGATTTTGTATATAAGAACAATACGGAACTGCGTAAAGCGTATCAGGAAGAATCTCGCAAATAATATAAAACAAAAGAAAAGGAGAAGAACATGGCTTTGGAACAACCTGGATTTGAAATTGGTTTCATGGATGCGGCTGCTAGTCTTGCAACAAAACAGTATTACTGCGTAAAAGTTACTGCTGACCATGCTGTAAATATTTGTACTTCGGCTGGTGAGGATTTTCTTGGTGTACTTCAGGAAACTCCTGCTTCCGGTCAAGCTGCAAGAGTAATGAAGTCTGGTGTAACTAAAGTTGTTGTAGGTACGGGTAATCTTACTGCCGGTCAACAGTGGATGGCAGCTAGTGATGGTCGTGCTATTCCAGCAACAGCAGGTCTTGTTGCAGCAGGTGTTTGTCTTATTGGTGCTACTGTTGGAAAACTTGCTACGGTTACTGTAGGTGAACAGACTGGTGCGGGTGGTGCGCTTGCTACAAACGGTCTTGTTTCTACTGAAGCTGGTAAGATTATGAAAATGGGTAGTATTACGGTTTCTGCTGCACAAGCTGCTGCAAACACTTGTGTTATTGCAACAGGTCTTACTACTATTGCTTTTGCAATTGTCCAAGTTAAAGATACTGGCAATAATGTTGTAACGTCTGATGCCGATGTTACTTTTGCAAACGGTAATCTTACTGTTGCTGATGGCTCAACTTATAACACCGTTGAAAACTACATTATCACTTATACCGTTTACGGCGTTTAATAACAAAACAAACATAAAGGAGAATACAACACATGCCTAATCCGACTTACCAAAGCACCCATATTGATGTAGCTTTGACGAATATGAGTGTAGCTTACAAACAGAGTGCTTCAAATTTTATTGCAGAACAGGCTTTCCCTAGTCTCCCTGTACCGAAAGAAACAGGTCTTTACTGGAAATATGAAAAAGGCGCATTCTTCCGTGACGAAGCACGTAAACGGGCACCGGCAACTGAATCTGCTGGTGGCGGGTTCAAACTTGGGACGGATAGCTATATCACGTATCCTTGGGCAATTCATAAAGATGTTACACGTCAAGAACTGGAAAATGCTGATGAAGGTATTGATCCATTCAGTGATGCAACTGAATGGTGTATGCAGCAACTCCTTATTCGCCGTGAACGTCTGTTTGTAGACGCTTATATGAAAACTAGCGTTTGGGGAACTGATGTTGTAGGTAACACTAACTTTGCTTACTGGAATGATGAAGCAGCTAGTGACCCGGCTGAAGATTTTAAAGTAGCACGTAGAACAATACTCGCTTCTACGGCGCATAAACCCAATACGCTTATTGTTGGATATGATGTTCATGAAGCACTGAAGAAACACCCTCTTATCACAAAGAACTTCAAATATACTGGTGCAACTTCTATCACCAATCAGATGATTGCTCAGTATTTTGAACTTGATAAATATCTTGTATCTGAAGCTGTTTATGCCTCTTCGGATGAAACTCTTGATGCAACACCTACCATGAATTTCATTACTGGTAAAGATGCATTGCTTTGTTACTCGGTTCCTTCTCCTTCTCTTCTGAAACCGACTGCTGGATATATCTTTACTTGGAGCGGTCTAACTGGTTTGAATAACGCAGGCATTCTTACTAAACGCATTCCTATGTCTCTTAAAGACGATGCAGAACGTGTTGAAAGTCAAATGAATGTGGAAATGAAGGTTGTTGCTCCTGATATGGGTTATTTCTTCTCAGGTTGCGTTTCTTAAATAAGAAAGGAATAATACAATGAGTGCTGGGGAATACGGTGGCCGTGTCCTACGCAAATTTGAGGGAGGGGGTAAGACCTGGATTTCAGGTGCAACCCTCTCCCCAGAAGATGTAGCTGAATGGCCTTATGCAAATAAAATGGCTTTACATAGAGTTGGGAAAGTAGAATGGTTTGGGAAACCTGACGCTGAAGAACTTTCCGCAAGGGGAGTTAAAGATGTATCTAAAAAAGCTGAATCAAGCGAAACCAAATCACCTGTGAAGGCAAAAGAGGTACAGCCTAAGAGTAAGCGAACTACTAAAGCTAAAATCTCTCCCAAGGCTAAGAAATAAACCTAAACCACCTGTGAGTTTACCGGGGGTACAAACAAACCCTTAAAGGAGGGTAAAATGCCGACAGGTTTTGTAGGAAGAACAAGAGGTAAGAAAGCCTATGATGCACTTTTTGTAGGTGGGAAACAACTGGCTACTGATGTTACATTTGCAATAGCCGCTGGCGGTTCAAATGTATGTGAAGTAACTTTGCAAGTTTGTGATAAAGACGGTGTAGCAATAGCCGGTTGCCAAGTGCTTGATGTTTATCTTTCTGATGCAGCAACAGGAATTGGCATTACAGGGACTTCCGCTTCTGGAACAGTACAAGCTAAATCTGCTTGCGGTACTGATGTAGGTATCCTTACTGCTAAAAAAGCTTTGCGTATAGTAACTCTTGCTGATGGTAGTTATATTCTTGAAATTACAGATAGTGCAAAAACTGGGTTTTATGTTGTTGCTACTACTTCTGTTGGCACGATTGAAGTTTCAAGAGTTCTGGCAACTGCTGATTTTGGGTAATAGTATAGCAGGGGCGTAAAAACCCCTGCTTTAACTTTGTAAATAACCTCATAGGAGGATTATATATGACTTGGAGTTATTCTGGGAATCCTGCAAGTTCTGATAAAGACACAGTACGTTTTTTAGTAGGTGACACAAAAACAGATGATCCTTTAGTAACAGATGAAGAAATAGATTGGGCCATAACAGAAGAAATAAATAAATATTGTGCTGCTGCATTGATAGCAGAGAGCATTTCAGCATATTTTGCAACACAAGCGGATTTAGTAAAAATTGGGCCTATTTGGGAACAGTATACAAAACGATCTGAGAATTATGCAAAGAAAGCAAAAGATCTTAGAAATAAATCAAGTAATAAAAATACCTTTGCTGTG